ATGCCCGCCGGTAGCCCCCTGGTCGCGGGGGTGGTGGCGTTGTCCCTCGCGTCCTTGTGCGGCCTGTGGGTGCTGCTGCTGTGGCTGCTGCCTGACCCGCGCTTGGCCTTCACGCCGCCCCCGCTGGACAGCCACGGTATGCGGCTGACGTGCCGCTGCTACTCACGGCCCATGACCGTGATCGTCCTCGCCTCCCCCGAGGAGGAGGCCGCGCTCGTCACCCGCGCCCGCCGTCATCGTCGGCACGCGCGATCGCCGCTGCGGCGGCGCCAGATTCGTTCTGCTCCGCCCGGTCACGAGGGGGCGGGCGGAGCAGGACCGGGGAGACTCCCGCGCCGGTGGCCGCGGAGGCGACCCGCCCGGTGAATCCCCGACAGTGCCCGGTCGGAGTCGGCCGACCGGGCACTGCTATCCCTCCGGAAACGCAAAATGCCCCCGCCCCGGCGTCAGGCCGGGGCGGGGCACGTGGGTCAGGAGGCGGTTTCCCAGAGGGACAGGAGGAACGCCGCCACGGCGACGAGGGCGGCCAGACTCGGCAGGGGCCATCGGGCGCGCTCGAGGTCGGTGACCCGGTCCTCGAGTTCGGCGAGCTGCCGGTCGCTCTGGTCGCTGCGCTGTACGAGTAGCGCGAGCGCGCCGTCGACGCGGGCGAACCCGGTCTCCAGCGTCCCGCGGAGCCGCTCGAGTTCGAGGGCGACGACGGAGGGGTCGTGGGTGGGAGGATCGGTCACCGGCCGCCTCCGTCGGCGCCGTCGAGCGGGTGCTGCTCGTCGGCTCGGGGCTCGGTGCGCAGCCACGCGGGTATGAGGGCTTGGACGCCGGGCAGGGCCATCACGCGGGCGAGGCCACCGGCCACGGCGAGCGAGGCCGCTACCCATGGCAGGGTGGCCGGGATACCGGCGGCGTCGACGATGGCGGGGAGCAGCACGGCCAGAGCGACCGCGGTCTGCACGACCGTGCGGATGGTGCGGCGGGAGGCATCAGTCATGGGTGGTCCTTCGGGGTGGGGAGGTGGATGTTGCGGCATTCGCCGGCTACGAACGGCAAGCAGCGGCACGAACTCTCACGCGCGGGGGACTTTGAGTGCGTCCCAGCTCGCCGCACCGGGCCACCCGTCGGCGTCTGCCCCGGAGTAGCCGAGCTTGCTCTGCCACCGGCTGTATGAGCGTCGGTCCGCGTCGGTCCACCGGGGCCCGGGGCCCACGGCGTACGCGGAGCATCCCTCAGCCACCAGCCGTCGGCCCATGGCCGTGACGACCGGAGAGCTCGGCGCCGCCCTGAACCAGGCGGCCCCGGGGTACGGCTCGTACTCGGTCTCGTCCGTGGGCTGCTCGCCGCCGCTGCCTGCCCACGCGCGCATGGACTCGATGCTGGGGAAGTCGGCGACGTTCTTGTCGAGGGGGGTCTCGCTGTACTGGTGGAACGTCCAGTCGTGCTCGATCCGGGGGCTTCCGGCGCTGACATAGTCGGCGATCCACAGGAAGTCGCCCGTGGTCGAGTCGGTGTCGACGGAGCGCCAGTTGTTCAGGTCGCTGTAGATGCCGACGCGGTGGCCGGGTGCCGCGGCCTTCACGTACGCGAGCCACTCGGCACGGTAGGCACGTGCCTGCTCGGGAGCGACGCTCTGCCCGTACCACTCCCAGTCGAGCACCAGAATGTCACCGGGCACCAAATTGATCTGGTCGAGGAAGTGCTCGGCTTCGTCTGTGGGGTCGTTGGCGATGTGCGGGTAGTGGTAGAAGCCCGTCACGAGACCGGCGTCGCGGGCGGTCTGCCGCTGCTCAACCCACTCTGGGTTGACGTACGACAGCCCTTCCGTGACCTTGATGAACACGAAGTCCAGGCCGTCTGTGTCGTAGTCGCTCGGCTGGTAGGACGAGACATCGATGCCGTGCAGCACGGTGGTACCTCCAGGAACAGGGAAAGCCCCGGGCGGACGGCGCGGGGCGTGATCTTCGGAAGGGGATGAGGCGAGCGCGTCGTCGGCAGGCGATATCAAGCCGCCCGTGTGCGGGGGGCGTTGACAGCGGCCGTATGGTGGAGACGCAGAACGCACCCGGGCCGTTTGGTCGGGCGTACTTGAGCGGGGGGAGAAAGGTGCGTGCCCGGTGATCATCGGGCTTCTGTCTGCGGCTGGCGTTGCTTTATACGCGGCAACAGTGACGGTTCTTGCGCTTACTGCCACCTTCGCGCGGCGCCCAACGATGAGGCGCGAGGCGCGAACCACTCTGGTTGTTCTCATACGTGCCCGTGGTTCGTGGGGTGCCCCGGCTGTTCTGTCAGCCGATCCCGGCCCAGTAGCAGGTGTTTGCCTCGGCCATGTCGGCGAGCGTGAGCGAGGTGGGCAGACTCGTGAGCACGGTGGACGTCGTCTGTAGCCACCGGTGAACGCCGGTCACGTCGGCCGCTCGGGCCCCCGACGTCGTGCTCGATGCCCCCCAGTTCGTTGCCGCGAGGAAGGGCACCGAGCTGCCCGAGCCCTTGATCATGATCGCCACGTAGTAGCTTCCGGCGGCGAGGCTGACGGGTGCGGACAGCGGCAGGACGGCCATTTGCCCGCCGACGTTGTGCGTCTCGGGCAGCGACGAGGCCACGTTCGCCGTGGTGGCCACCCGGGCGAGGTTCTTGTCGTAGATCCCCAGGTAGGCGGCCGTGACCCCAGTGTTGGGCTTGTCGTAGCCCATCACGTGCACGGCGACGCGGGTGATCGTCGCCGCGGTCCGGAGCGGGACGGCGGCGAGGTACAGGCGCCCGGCTTCCGAGGGCATGTCGCCCGGGGTACGGGACATGGCGTGCAGGTCGTACGACCACGCGCGCAGCCCGTAGTCGTCCGGCATCCACGTCCCGGGCAGGACCGCGGTGGCGGGCGGGGCGGGCGGGAGCTGCGCGGCGGGTACGCAGCCATCGGTACCGAGTGAGGCGACGCCGCCCGCCGCGCCGCGGGCGGCGACGGCGAGTGCCCCGACCTGGGCGGCGGTGTGGGTGTGCGCGGCGGGTGCCGCGCCGACGTCGCCCGCGCCGAGGGTGATCGCGGGGGTGGAGTAGCCGTTGACGGACTGGACGAGCCCGGGTGTGCCCGGCGGGCCCGCGGGTCCGGGCTCGCCCTGGGGGCCGGTCGCCCCGCGGGGGCCGGTGAGGCTGGCGAGCCAGTTGGTCACGGGGCCGGTGTAGCCGGAGGCGACCGCGACCTCGTACGCGCTCGCCCCACGCTCGCCCTTCGGCCCCGGCGGGCCCTCGATGCCCACGTAGTTGGGCTTGGTGGGGTCGGTGGGGGCGACGTCGGCGAGGTCGACCTGCGGATGCCGGGCGGGCAGCACCAGCTGATACGTGCGCCCGGCGGGGATGCCGACGAGTGCCTCGCTCACGGTGTACGACCATCCGGCCGGGTCCATGCCGGGCGCGTCGGTGGCGGGCAAAGTGACGGCGACCTGGCCCTGCGCGTCGAGCTGCGCGGCGACCGGTCCGCCGAGGATCACGTCGGCCGCGGGGAACGTGAGCTGCGCCGGTGCGCGGAACGTGATGGCCCCGGAAAGCGGGCGGCCGTCAGGGCTGAGGAAACGACCGGTGACAGTGACGGTGGGGATGGAATCGGGGAGCAGGAAACGGTCTCCTTCGTGATCAGGTCTGGCGTCCGTAGAGCATCTTCGGGAGGGCGTAGACGGCGCCGGTACCGCTCGTCCGGCGGGCCTCGATCCGGATCTCGACGAGCGCTCCAGGAGCGGCGCCGGTGAGCCCCGTGTAGTCGAAGGTGCCACCGGGAGCGCGCACCGCCGGGCCCCAGGGCTGATCGTTGACGAGCACGCGTACCTCGCCGCTGGTACCCGCGTCCGCGCCGGTGTGTGCGAAGAGACGGATCTTGGGCTGCCAGATCGAGTTGAACGACTGCGCGATGGTGGTGAACTCCGGCTGATCGGTCTTGGGCCAGTACGCGGAATTGACGGGTTGCGGGGGGAGCAGGCTGAGGTACGGGTAGGCGATCCCGCCGGTCGCGACGTCGTCCGCCCAGATCTCTTTCCCCCGGGAGTCGAACAGCCTCAGCGGCTGGGCCTGCCCGTCGGTGGTCCCGTTGCGGATGGTGAGCGCCGCTGTGCCGTCCTGCCGCTTGATCGAGATGCCGTATTCGCCATTGCCCCAGGACCCCACGCCGAGGATCTGCGCCCCGGAGGGGGAGAACACCCCGAGGCTTCCGCCCTCGCCGATCCGGACGTTGCCTTTGGTGACCTGGTCCATGGCAGGCCGGGTCTGGGCGCGGCCTGCGAGCTCGCGCACCTGGCGCTCGAGCTCGCGGATGCGGTCGAGCAGGTCGAGGGGGACAGCAGCCATCAGGGAGCCTCCAGGAACAGGCGGGCGGTCTCGGCGCGCCCGCGCTCGGGCGGGGTGATGGCGAGCCCGACGGTGCGGTACCGCGCGTCGAGCGTTTGGGGCCACCACAGGTCGCGGATGCGGAGTCGGATCGTGGCGCCGAGCAGGGCCGGGGTGATCGACCCGTCCATGCGCACGGTGATCTCGGGGATCGTGAGCGGCGCGCGGGCGCGCGCGTGATCGGCGCGGGCATGGGCGTCGAGGGTGGCCTGCTCGATCACGGTCGAGTAGTCGCTGCTGCCGTCGAGGCGGGGCCATCCGGCGGCGAGGTCCGCGTCGGCGACGAGCAGCTCGGACATGAGCGGGTGTGACTCGGCGGCCTGGTTGCGGTTGTCGGTCGCGCCCCTGCTCTGCCACGTGGTCGCCTGCACGGTCGCGTCGACCGGCCACGTGTAGGCGAGCACAGGCCCGGGGTAGTCGAGGACGATCTCAGCCGAGCCCGTACGGATCGGCGAACCGAGCTGCAACTGCTTGACCCGCCGTCCCGTTTCCGGGTCGCGATAGGCCGCGATGCGCCACTCGAAACCGCCTTCGACTGCGGCGAGTTGGTTGATCAGGTCACGGATGCGGGGCAGGTCGTAGCGCGAGTAGGTGCGGTCACGCCGCACGCCGGAGGGGGCGGTGTCGTAGGTGATGCCGATGTCGCCGCCGGGCATGCTCTGCGCGTAGCTGATCAGTCCCCGGGCAATGTCGTACTGATCAACCCCCGCGGCGATCTGTGTGTCGTAGAGCAGGCGGTGATCGAGGTACGAGTCGAACGTCGCCGCGCCCACCTGCACGGACAACTCGCCGCGCGTGCTGCTTGCGACGCGGGCGGTCCACAGGACGCCGCCCCACCAGATCTCGCGCCCGCGCTCGACCCACACCGCGGTACGCCCCGGCTGCACCGTGGCACGGATGCGGGCGGCGATCGCGGCGTTCGGCACGGGAATGGTCGCCGACATGCTGCCCGTCTTGCCGATGTAGTCGTCGAGGGCAAGGGACTGCACGGGTACAGCGTCGAGCAGTTGGTCGCTGCGCAGGTCGCACAGCAGCACCCGGTAGGACGTCGGGGAGTACGTGGTGCACCTCCTGTCCGGCGTTCAGTCAGCTGTGAATGTGACGCTGTCCAGACCGATCCACTGAGGTGGTGACCACAGCTCGTACGTCCGGAGCGTGCCGTTGGGCTGGATCTCGGCGCGGCACACCGACGGGCCGGTCGTGATCTGGTCGCGCGGGGACGACCATGCGAATTCCTTGCCCCCGGCAGGCCGCGCGGCGGGCGGAAGGGTGAGCAGGGAGGCCGCGTTGGGGATCGTCGCCCCGGCTTTGGTGGGGCCGATGCGCCCGCGGAGCATGACCACGGGGCCGACGCGTCGCCACGCGGCGGGCATGCCATGCCCGGGGTAGCCGTAGCCGGATGCGGGCGTGAGCGGCTGCCACCCGGAATCCGCGGGGTAGGGCTGCCACGCGCCCGCAGCAGCGGACCACCTCTCGAGCGCGCTGCCGGTGTCGCGGTACTGCCCGTCATAGGCGCCGGGATACGCGAGGCCCCTGCCACGCGGGATGATCCCGCCGTACGCGGCGGTGAACCGGCGCCGGTCGGCGAGCGCGCTCGCCCAAGTGATCCCGCCGACCCCGGCAGAGATCCCCGCGGGTACCGCGATGTCCCACAGACGCAGCGCCGCCGCGGGCAGCGGCGGCGGTGAGGGAACGGCGGCGGGAGCGCCCTGGATGATCTCGACGCGGGCGGCGGGGCCCGGCGACGTGTCGTATCCGGGATCGAGGACGCGCAGCACCACCGAGTCGATCCGGGGAGACTGCGCGTCACCGTCGGCGACGGTCAACGTCTCCGGGGCGGTGACGGCGACGGGGTAGGCGCCCTGTGCCGCGGTGCCCTGGATGACGGCGCGGCCGACTCCGATCTGCACCTGCATCGGGGACACCCCGGAGGCAGTGAACGGGTTCCCTCCGGCGATCACGCCGTCGCGGCTGGTCATCTCCCCGGCAGGCGCCATCGCGCCGAGGGGCGCGAGGCGGGTGTCTTCGCGGGATTGCCCGGTGGGCAGCAGCCATGCTGCGCGGACGGTCATGGGCTGGTCTCCTCACCAGTAGGCGGAGCGGAACCGTACGGCGGCGGATGCGCGGGGATCGGATGATCCGGGGGCGGCGCGGAAGGCGAGCGACGTCGTCCCCGGGGGCAGGGCGAGCGTGGCCTCGGGGACGCTGCGGGCGGTCGCCGTGTCGAGGCGCGATGTGGTCCCGTTGAGCGTCACCGTGCCCGCGAGCGTGTCGACGAGCAGGACGTCGGCGACGTCGAGCGCGAGGTCGTACTCGACGACGTCGCCCGTGACGATGTTGGTCAGGCTCGGGCGGTCGACCGGCCCCCGGAACTCGATCAGCGGGTGCGCGGGCGCGTCGCCCGCGTTGGTCACGGTCATGGTGCCCGTGCTGCCGGGGGCGCCGAACACGAGCGGCCAGTCAAGGGACTCGGGTCCGGGGCTCGTGTGCCAGTCGAGGCCGGTCTCAGGCTGGGGCAGGCGGGCCTCGACCCGGGTCTCGATGAGCTCGTACCGGCGCGGGTCACTGGCCTCGAACTGAAGCGCACCGCCGACGCTGACGCCGATGCGGTATCCGCCCGCCACCGGCAGACTCCGGCGCAGACACCGCGCCCAGCACATCAACGCCGGGCCCCCGTCCAGCTTGATCACCAACGGGATTTCGTCGTTCCGCAGCGCCGTGCCCGCGGCCAGCGCACGGACGGCGGCGCTCATGGCGCCGGGCTCGGTGCGCAGTACCAGGTCGCCCACGGTGATCGTGCGCGGCTGCGCGAGCAGCGCCCCGGGGTAGGCGCCGTGCATGTCGGAGCGCGGCACCGTGCCCGAGTCGACCCCGGGCGTGTCCTCCCAGCCCGTCACGCTCTTCCAGCGCACGGGCGTGCCGGGGCCGATGAGCAGATCCCCGTACTGGATGTGCCCGGGGAGGGTGGCCAGATCGCCAGCAGCCAACCGTCGTCACCCCCGGGTCTTCATCTGCCACGCCAGCGCCGAGGCCGTCTGGTCGGCTGTCGCGTCGCCCCCGTACCAGTGCTCGATGTGCACGGCCGGTCCGCCCCAACCCCCGCTCCCCGTACCGCCCGTAGCGGGCGCGCCCGCGGTGGCGAACTGCGGAGCAGGGACGGTGACGAGGTCCCGCATCGTGCGGTCGACGGCGGACGATCCCGCCCGGATGCCCTCGACCACACCCGCCGGGATGAACTTGCCGATCTGGTCACGCATCACGCGTGAGGGCGAGTGAATCCCGAGCGCTTTGGCGATTGGCCCGGGGATCATCTCTCGCGCCCATCCCATGAGTTTCGAGCGCAGCCACGACCCCATATTCACCACGCCGCGGTACAGACCGCGGATCAGGTCTTCACCCTTGTCGTAGAGCATGTCTCCGAAATTCCCGAAGTACCCTACGATCCGGCCCGGGAGTCCGCTCACGTAGTCGAGCATTTCCCCGCCCTTGCGGGCCGTTCCCGTACGGATGGCTTCCCAGTGCCGGAGGATCGTGGCGACGAGCGCCCAGTTTAGGAAGAATTCGACGATCCGGCCCGGAACTCCTTCGATCCAGTCAACGGTTCCATTCCACACGCGTTCGGTGCCCGATCGGATGGCATCCCAATGACCGATGATGATCCCGACCAGCGTGAAATTCATGAACAGGTCGACGGTGAGCATGGCAACCGATTTGATCTTGCCCCAGATCCAATCCCATGCGGCAGCCGTCGCAGCTTTGATCTGATCCCAGTAAACGACGATCAGCGTGACCAACCCAACAATGCCCGCGATAATGAGGGGAATTGGGCCCATGGCGAGCAGCCACGCCGCAGCCATGCGCAGAGCCTGAATCGTGGCCTGTGTGCCCATGAGCACCCACGAGCCGACCACCCGCAGCGCGGCCCCCGCGGCAGCGGCACCCTCGAGCGCCCAGCCGCCGATGATCAGCGCGTTGATGGCCAGGAAGCGTGCAGCGGCGGTGGCGCCCGCCGCGCCCTGCGTTACCCAGCCGGTCACCACGGCGACCGTGGTGATACCGGCCTGGGTAGCCAGCTCCAGCAGGGTGGGGAGCATGATGAGCGTGATCACCCCGGCGGCGATGCCCAACTCTGTTGAGTGCTCCTGGATGAACGTTTTTGCCTCGCTGTACGCCTTGCCGAGTCCGCCCGCGCCGATCCAGTCGGCGAGTTTCTCGACGACGGGGATCACCTTGTCCCCGATCACCTGCACCGCTTTCTGTTCAAGCGCCCGCTTGAACTGCTCCACCTTGGTGGCGGCGTTGTCGCGCATGGCGTCACCGGCTTTATCGGTGGCGCCCTTGACCTGCCCGAGGGCGTCGACGGCGTGCGCGGGATCGAGGGCGTAAATCGCCTGCTGCATGTCTTCAAATTTGGTGCCGAACAATCCGAGGGCGATCTGTGATTTCTTGGCCGGGTCCTCAACTCCGCGGAGCTTGGTGATGACCTCCTCGAAAGCCTTACCCGCTTCCGGCCCGCCCTTCTGGAAGACCTCCTGCATTTTCTCGCCGGAAAGCCCGAGATCTTCGTACGCCTGCTTGGTGGCGTCGGACATCCCCTGCGCCTGCAACGTGAATTCCTTCAGCGCGTCCGCGACCACGTCGGCGTCTCGCGCACCGCCCTTCAGCCCCTGCGACAGCAGGCCCATGGACGTCTGAGCGTTGAGCCCCAACTGCCGGAACTCGGTGGGGTATTCCGAGAACGTGTCGAGTAGATCCTCGGCGACGTCGACGCCGCTCTGCGAGCCCTTGACGAGAACGTCCATGGCTTCGGCCGCGGAGTCGGCCAAACCCGTTTTCATCATCGTCCCGACCGCGCGGGTCACCTTGGAGACGTCCTCTCCCATGACCGACGCGGTATCGGCGACACGACGCCCGAGCGTCTGCATCTGCGCCTCGGTGGCCTCGGGCGGGAGGAGACCGTTGCGGGCGATCCCCTTCACGACCTCGGCGCCGTCCTCCACCGACTCGACGATCGCCCCGGCGTACAACGCCCCCGCGACTTTGCCGTACTCGGCTGCCATCGGGCCGGAGGCGCCGAGCTGCGCCTGCAAGCGCCCCTGGATCTTCGCTTGGTCGAGGGCCTGCCCGATTCCGCCCATGAGCGCGGCACCGATACCGATGCCGAGCGCCGCCGCGCCGAGCTTCTGCAACCCCTGCTTCAGGAGATCGCGAGCCTTGTTGCTGCCCTGGTCGGCGCCCTCGGCGACGCCGTCGCCGAGCTCTTGCCCGGCCTGCTGTCCGGCGCGGTCGGCGTCCGCGGTGATCTGCGAGCCGCCGGACCGCACCGCGGCCTCGGCACGCTGCATGCCGGTACGGGCCCCGGCGTCGTCGACGGTGATCGTCGCGGCGAGCTCGCCCACGGTCAGCGCCACAGCTCACCTCCGGACGGTCGTGCCGCCCTTCGGGGCGGTGGAGTCGGGCGGGGGTGTGAGCGCGCGGGCGAGGCGGGACTCAGCCGACAGGAGGCCGAGGATGCGTAGGCGGAGCCAGCGCCACGAGCGCCCGCGCAGCAGCCCCGGCGCCCCCACGTCGATGCCGTAGACCTCGTGCAGATCGGCCTCGACGAGCGGCCACGCCTCGAGGATCTGCGCCCACGTCAGCGCCGGTTGCGGCCCCTGGCTGTCGCGCGGGCGGGCGCCGTCGGGCCACTCGTACCACTCGTAGAGCCCCGAGACCGGGTCGAGCTCGCCGCGGCCGACCGGGCCCTGCGTGCCTGCCGGTTCGGGGCTGCTGAGTTTGGGTTGCCGCCGCTGTTCCAGTAGCGCTCCGCGGCGTCCTTGTCCTGCGCGATCCACACCATGACGGTGATCGCGGAGTGCTTGAGCGCGGGCCACGTGACGCCGTCGGCGATCATCTGCCCGTACGCGGTGCCGAGCACGTCCGCGTAGAGGTCGCGCTCGGCGGCGTCCGTGAGCACCTGGTCGTCGACACGCCCGCCGTCCGCGGCGACGGCGGCGGCCTGCACGATCGCCTGAGTGCGCAGCCCCACCTCGGCGGACGGCGCGGGCACCCGGTAGGTGCGCCCGCCGATGGGCAGGTGCAGGGACTCGTCGAGCAGCTCGTCGACTGCCTCGAACGCCATCAGCCCTCACCGCCGGTGAGGCTCTTCGGCGGCGTACCGGCCGCGGGGTTGGTGATCGGCCGCAGAGGGCCGGAACCGGTCAACGTGATCTTGATGGTGTCGACCTCGTCGGGCCCGCCTCCGCCGGGCTCCCACGTCACCAGCGCACTGCCCGCGTACGCGTCGTCAACGACGCCGTTGCGGTCGTAGAAGCGCACGTTGACGTAGGAGTCGCGGCCGAACGCCCATGAGGCACGGCGCAGATGCTCCTGCGTCGCGTTGAACGCGCCGGTCGTGGGGTGGGCGCGGTGGGCGATCGTGACCTCGACCGACCAGGCGAGCATGGTGACCGCCTGTTCGACCCACCCCTCGCTGTCGTAGGTCGTCACGTCCTGCTGTGTCGGCTCGATCTTCGTCGCGAGCTCGGTGATCCCGGGGAGCAGGGACCAGCTCGGCGAGCCTGTCGTGCTGGTGTCGACGTCCAGCCGGTACCGGCGCGCGAGCGCCGTCACGGTCTCCGCGGGCGGTGTCGGCGTCGCCATGCGGCCTCCTATTCGAGGTGAGGGTGCACGCGGTGCGCGCGGCAGTGGTAGTTGGAGGTGCGTTCCATGCGGCCGGAGGAATCGGCGCCGATCGGGGCGGCCGAGATACGGGTGATGAGCTGAACGGGCACCGTCCCGAAGAGGTAGGGGCCCGCGCTCTGCAGAACGGAAAACACCAGGTCATCTAGGGTGTCGGCCTCGCGAGGGTCCGCGCCCGCGCGGGTACGGACCTGTACGCCCGTGGTGGTGTCGGTGAGCACCGGGGAGTCGGTGACGGGGTAGGCGGTCAAGCAGATGACGCGGTCGGGGGCCGGAGGCGTGGCGGCGATCGTGATCGCCGTCTCGCCCGGGGCGTATGCGCCCTCGGGCCGGTAGATGCCGACACCCTGCTCGTGCAGCAGCCGGGCGAGACCGTCGAGCAGGTCGACCGTGTACGACATCAGCCCCCCAGGGCGCGCCGGACCTGCGCGGCGATCAGAGACCGCACAGCGTCGCCCGTCTCCGGCAGCACGGATTCGAGGTACTTCGCGGACCGGCCGGGTGCATGCCGGGCGGTCATGTCCTCGTGGACCCTGCGCGCGTACGGGGTGTCATAGGAAACCGCCGCAGTCACGCTCTGCTCATCGACTGACGCCGCGCCGGAGCGCTCGAGCGTGCCCTCGTTGATCGGCACCTTTTTGCGGCTCTCAGCGAGGACGTGCTCAGCACCGAGCAGCGCGCCGCGGACGGCAGCTCGCCGTATGGCCTCCGTTGCGGCCTGGCCGTTCCACTGGAGACGTACCGACTGGCTCGGGCTCACTCGCAACTCACCTCCGTACAGGCGGGCACCGGCAGTCCCGGCGCGGTATGCCGGGCGACAGAGAGCGCGGTCGTCACGCGGCCATCGGGCAGCGTGATCCGTGAACCCACTGGGCAGATCAGATCCGGGTCGGCGATGACCTGCGCGGTGCTGGTCACCTCGCGGCCGTCGACAGCGCGCACCATGCGCACCGTCTCGGCGGCCAGGGCGGGCACGTCCTCGATGCGGGCGCCGTAGCGGGCGCCGTACGCGCCCTCGCCGAGGTAGGGCTCGACGCTGATGCGGTGCCGCAGCAGGAAGGCGGGCAGGCGGGTCACCAGTCGATCACCCTGCCGGGCTCCAGCCCTGCCCGCCGCAGCGCGCGGGCGGCGCGGGGCGCGAGCTCGACCCCGGACGCCCCGGGCGGCGCGCTGCGCCGTCCGGACAGGGAGACGGGGCCGATGGAGACCGACTCCCACTGTCCGGCCGCGCCGATGCCGTTGTCGCCGCTCTCGAGCCAGTACTCGACCTGAGCGCACGTCGCGTCGGCGAGGGCCTGCGCGATGGCCGGGTCGGTGGGGTCGCCGTCGTCGTCGACGGCATAGATCGCGGTGAGCAACGCCGAGTCGACGTCCTGCGCAGCGCGCGCGAGCAACTGCTCGGCATTGGTGGGCGCCTGCCGATGGGTCCACGCGGCGAGCTGCTCGGGGGTGGCGTAGGGACGGCGCACCGGCCTAGCTCTCCTTCCGCCGGGAGCGGGCACGGCTCGCCGGGCTGGTGCCCGGTCGGCCGTCGGGACCGTCCTGCCGGACGGTGTAGCCGTGGCGCCGGAAGTACAGCAGCGCACCCTCGTTGGGGTCGGCAACCTGGGCGCGGCCGTCGGTGAAGCGGATACCGGCGACCTCGTCGTCGCCCGCGCCATCGGGGGCGGTGATCTCGTAGGCCATCACTGCACCTTGACGTTGCGGAGCACGGCGGCGGCCTTGGTCGCCTTGAGCACGACGGCGACGGGACCTAGCTCCACTTCCCCCGTCTTGAGGGCGCCAGCGGTGCTGAAGTCCGGCAGCCACTGCCGCACCACGCTGCCCGTGGTCGAGACCGCGTGGAAGCCATCGAGCCCGAGCCTGACGGCGTACAGGTCGGAAAGCCCGGTCACCGGTCCTCCGGGGCCGGAGCCGTCGACGTCGCGGGACTCGACCGGGATCACGGGCGTACTCGATCCGGCCTTGTCGCCGAGGTCCACCAGGACGATGCCGTTGTACGTCTCGATCTGCTGCCCGAACGAGTTCGCGCTGCGGTCGTAGTAGCCAGCGCGGCGGGCGAGCGACCGCACACGGGCAATGGTGCGCTTGTTGCCGAGCAGCGCGGAGGGCGCGCCGTCGAGCAGCGACAGGAACTCGTCGAGGACGTCGAGCGCGTCGTTGGCCTTGGCCCGGTTGTCGGCGATCGCGGCGCCCGTCCAGTCCAGCGAGGCTCCGGCGCCCATCTCGGTCGTGCTGCCCGCGAGGGCCTTGTCGAGCCCGTCGAACCCAGCCTCTTGCCCGGGAGTGGACACGCGCTTGCCGTTGACGACCTGATCAGAGAAAAAAGCCTGCGCACTCTTGATCGTCTCGTTCATCTGGAACGCGGTCTCATTGGTGAGGGCGGGCCCGAGATCGGACAGCACACGGTCAATCTCGAACGCACCACCGAGCGGGGAAAGTTCGACGAAGAACCGTTTCCGGGCGGCCTGTGCCTTGGGGTATTCGGTGTTCAGCGGGCGGAACTGCGCCGGTCGCTCGGTGATCAGGCGGGTGTACCCGTAGGTGAGAGTCGCGCCCCCGCCCGCGGGGGAGACGACGTTGTCGAAGGCGATGTTGTCGAGCAACCACGAACTCTTGCGGAACTCGTCGATCACCATGGTGTCGATGTCGTCCTGCGTGTTCATGCGCGCGTCAGCGAGGGTGATGGCCATAGGCAGGGTCTCCAGTCGGGGTCAGCCGCCGAGGCGGGCAGCGATGGCATCGCGGAGGGTGGCGGGGCGGCGCTCGCCGGACGGCGCGCCGGTGAACTCGGCGCCACCACGCGGCGGCGCGGGAGGAACGGCGCGGTACAGGCCCGGATCGGCCTCGACCGCAGCCCGGATCGCAGCGACGAGCTGCTCGTCGAACTTCCCGTCGGCAGGGTCGAGCTTGGCGACCGTGTCGAGGAACGACCGGCTGTTCAGCAGCCGGTCGGCGCGGGCGCCCTGCTCGGCGGCGACCTTGTGCGCGGCGAGCTCCACACGGGCTGTACGCAGCTCGACGGCGAGCTGCTCGACCTGCTTGTCGCGTTCGGTCACCGCGGCAGCCAGAGCGGCCGGGTCCTGCTCGTCTCCGTCGGCACCGGGGTTGAGTGCCTTGTTCACCGCGTCCAGCGCGGCCCGTAGCTGGTCGCGTTCGGCGGTTGCGTCCTCTGCCCGCTGGGTGGCGACGGCGAGCTGCTGCTCGGCGGCCGGATCGCGGGCAGGCGCCGGAGGCGGACTCACGGGCTCGGGGGTGGGCGCGGGATCACCGTCCGGGGACGGCGGCGCGGGCGCGTCACCCTCGCCGGAGCCTCCCTTGATCGGCCAGATGGGACGGCCGTCACGGCGCACGCCGACGGCGCGCACCCCCGTGCGGGAGTGGACGGGCAGGGACTCGTCGAGGGGGAGCTTGGGCATGGGCAGATGGCCCTCCGGGGTGTCGTGCGGGCAAGGGGAAAGGCCCGGCCGTGACGCGGGCCCGGGATGGGGAACAAGGGGGTGCCGCCGCACGGCCGTGGAGTTCAGGGCACGTCTTCAGCGTCTGCGGCGCTGGTCGTAGGCAGCGTTCCGGGCTGTCTCTGCCGCGTCGCTGGCGACGCCGGTCACCTGCTCGGTGAACTCGGCGAGGGTGACCCTCGGCGACTCGTTCCAGAACCTGACCAGGTCCTCGCTCGCGCGGGCATACGCCACGTGCGACGGACCAGAGAACAGGCTGCGGGGGTCTACCCCGGCGGCCTCTGCCTCGCGGGTGAGCATGTGCCCGCGCGTGGCGTCCTCGGCAGCGAGCCACTGAAGGCGCACGTGTTCGTCGTACATCTCCCGAATCTCTCGGCGGGTGTACGCCGTTTGCGCCTGCCGCTCGGCGATCTCTTTCTCGTACGCCCACCGTTCGGCGGCCGACATGTGCTCGGTGCCATCCGGACCCTTGGTGATGTCCCGCCCGTAGGCGCCCCACTCGTCTGGATCAGCGGGCCCCAGAGTGTCCCGCCGTAGCGGGACATCCGCAGCACGCCCGCCCGCGGCGGGCGGCGGCGTGGGGTAACGCCGGTCGAACTCTGCTGCCACGCGCTGGTGATCGCGCTTGTCGAGGATGCCGGTCCGGATGGCTGTGCCGAGCTGCTCGTCGGACATCTGCGGCAGCGTCCGGTCGTCGCCCGCGCGCACCCGCGCGGCCTCGATCGCGTCCCGCGGCGGGGGCGGCGTCGGGTCGGGCAGGTTCCCCGCCCCGAGACGCTCGCGTTCCCGGCGCCGGATGAGCTCGGGATGGTCAGCCAGGTGCGCCCTCATCTGGCCCTGCCACTGCCGTGCGCGGGCCTCCGCCGCCCGCTTCTCCTCCGGGGAAGTAGCAGCCGCAGCCCTGTTCTTCCACTTCCTGATGTTGCGCTCGATCGCACGCTGCCGCTGAGATGCCTCGTATCCGGCCGGGTCCTCGGAGTGCTCGACCGGGGGCTGCGTCACCCCGGGCAGGTACGCGCTCAGGCTGTGGCGGCAGTTCGGGTGTTGCAACCCAGCGCGCCGCGCCTCGTCCAGACTGCCCGCGATGTGTACCTGCACCGTGCGGCCGTCCTGTACTGCGTGCTCGAGTTCGATCGTCCGGGCGCCGCCCGGGCCGTCCAGCGCCAGTACCTTGCCCTCGAACGGCTTGCATGCCGGGCACTCATGCGGGGCATTGGAGACGATCACGAGGTCGAGTCCAGCCGTGCGCAGCCGGTCGCCGTGCGCCTCAACCGCAGCCCTGCCGACCGCCGTCCTCGTCGCCATCTCGGCGTACGACGTCATCGACCACGAGCGGCCCGCCCGGTCAACGAAGGTGCGCAGCCCGCGATCGGCGAACCGTGCCATGGCGCTCTGTGTCGCCTGACGTCGCGTGTCGATGCCGAGCAGCGGCGTACCGGCTACCTCGGCGACCACTTGCCGGTACCCGTCCTCGACACCCCGGAGAATCCCGCGGTGCGTCTGCTCGACCCGGTTGACGGTCTCGTGCGCGAGCCGGTCGATGGCCCGCGCGTTCGGGGTGCTCTCGGCGATCCGGCGCACGTCGCCGTCGGCCAGGGCTCCGAGCTCGGCGACACCCGCGCGGGAACCGCTGTTGTACGCCTCAGCGACGACGTCCCAGACCTCAAGCTGCATTGCCGAGCTGAGAGCATCGACGACACCCTGCGAGGCGCGACGGAGTGCGGCAACGTCACGGAGCTTGGTGACAACCCAGCCGGGCGCGTCCAGGTCCGCCGCGAGTTGCCGCGCGATGATCCCCAGCAGCCGTTCCTCGGCATCGGCGTACAGATCACGCACGCCAGCGGACAAGTCCTCAACCATTCCGGGGTGGACTGGCATTCCACCCCCAGAAATTTCCCGACAATTCGCAAGGAATAGGGAAATCAGTTTGAAATCAAGGAGTGTTGCTTGGGTCACGCCGGTAAGTCGTGCGCACCTTTTCGGTGGTGCTGTGACCTGCAATGTTGTTGAGTCTGACTCTTAAGACTATACAGCGCGCGCACTCGCGGGTAAATGAGCAAATGCGGCTTTCCTTGTAGCCTCCGGGCATGGAAAGTGAGCTGAACTTATTCGCCGTTACAGGCCCGTTCTTCGCCCTCGTCGAGCTCTTGATCTGCTGGGCTCTGTGGCACCCCGACCCACGTCAGAGAAGCCGCGCAGAGAGGATCTTGGCGCTCATCTTCCGCGCCAGGTAGACACCCTGGGCAGGCAGGCGTCAGACAAGGGCGCCCGCCTGCATCGGGTCGGGCACCGCAGCGCCGGTCTCGATGAGGATGCGGTCGGTCTCCTCGCGCACGGCCGTCTCGTCCCAGTCGGGATGCAGCAGCCGCACCCGGGTCTCAGTGCTCGTCGCCTGCGCCTGTGCCAAGAGAGTCAGGGTCTGAGCGGTGCTCTGCGGGTCCTCGCTGACTGAGTCACTGATCGTGACCCGCGGCCGTTCCGGCACGAGACCGGGGGTAAACAGCCGCTGGTCGAGCATGAGCAGGACATGCAGTATGTCGGCGAGCGGCGCACCCCAATACCGCGCTTTCTTGGCCCTGGTGATTATTGACCGGCGCTGACGGGCCTTGACCTCGGTCGCCGTCGCGGCGGACTGGTCGCCGAGCCCGAACGTAGCCTCCGAGTATCCGGCGGACCGGATCGCCTGCTGCACGATCGAATCGGCGGTCGCCTGATGTTCAGTGACCCTGATCGCGAACTGCGACAGCGTGATTCCGGCGCCCTCGGTGGGCGGGATGTTCAGGGCCTGCCAGACCTCGCGGTCCTCATCCCACGACGCGCCTCGCCCGGGACCGTGATCACGCAGGTAGGCGTCGGGCACGATGATCCGGCTGCGAGCGAGACGGACATCGCGCATCCACGACGACCATGTCTCGTCCAGCGCGTCCATGAGGTCGTAGACCGGCGCGGCGTAGTCGCTGCGCCCGACGGGTGATCCTCTGTGCAGCCGGTTGGGGCCCATGTTGGGGACGTACGCGGCGGTGAGTGCGTCGATGCCGGTCGGGATGCCGTCGCCCTCGGCATCAAGGGAGTCGGCGAGCGGGGCGAGCTCAGGGTGCTCGGTGAGCGGCACTCGCGTGCCGAGGCGTTCCCGTGTGCCCTGGTAGAGCCCGTGCAGAATCCGGCCGGGCTCGTGGCGCTCTAGGTGCCGCAACACCGTGGCGCCGTCCGACGCGAGCTCGTGCCAGAACGTCACGCCGACCAGGTGGCCCCAGCGGAACTCAGGCAGCGCGGCGTCGGCGTGCACAGCAGTCAGCAGCGGGCGTGCGGCCAACGACGCGTCCCAGGTGACGCGCAGATACACCCCGCCCAGAGCAGCGGCTACCTCCGCAGCCTCAAGCAGCGTGCTCGCTATACCGCCCGCCTCGACGATCTCGCCAAGCCGGTCCTGCGTGGCCGTGTCCGTCACCGTGAAAGTCGGCGCCTCGGCGAACAACAAGTCGCCGCTCGCGGTCGCGATGTCACCGGCGAGCGGGACGTGCAGCCTGGTGTCGCGGCGGCCGGGCTGCGCGTGGCGGCGCCCCCACAGACGGCGGCGGCCGTCCTCGCGGTGCGCTTGGTCCCGGTAGACGGCGGCAAGTCGCCTGCGGTCCCCTGAGAACCAGGCGTCATTGACGCGCATCTCGGCGAGGTAGTCGGCGAACTGTTGGGGCGGCCAAGCGGCATTGGAGTCAGGAAGCGGCATGGTGATCACCTCATTTCCCATGCCTGCCCACGTAAGGAGCAAACCGTCGGCGCTGCAGGGAAGTTGATAGAAAGATGCAAGCGCCTGTCGTACTGTCGGGCACATGAAGGACCCGCGGGACGCCGACAACAAGATCAGCGGTGGGCAGATCAATGGACCAGCCATTCAGGCGCACACCATCCACGGCGGAGTGCATATCAATCAGCCGCCGCCTGCTGCGGAGACTCCTGAACAAGCACTTCAACGCGCTCGCTTGTTCCAACGTTGGGAAGCCGCTCAGGAGGCCGAAGAGGCAGACCGGCGGGCTCGGCAACGGAGTGTGCAGATCCGAAGGAAGGTGATACGGCGACTCGTGAGGGCTGACGCCCGGAATCGACGCCTGTTCTGGGGATCGGTCGTCCTGTTCTTCGCGATGGCGAGCGTATGGGGGGCTACTCAGTCGCGCATCGCCGAAGGCGTGGGGGCTGTAGCCATACTTGTCATGGTGGTTGCGTTCCGCCGGGGTGCGCGGTAGCTGGCATGGCCTGCTGAGGGGCGCGCAGGGTGGCGCATGCAGGGATCGGCACGCTTCCGGCCTCCGGGAGGCCGGGGTCGCGACACCTCCAACTGTTGATCGTGATGCCTAACTCAACGGGCTTGTCCAAGAGTTGGCGGCAGTCGACCGCGGCGCGTCGTACTCTTCGGTTGCATGGGAGAGTGGCGAAGCGTCCGCAACGGGATCACCGGTGGTCACATCAAGAACGCCTTTCAGGCTGACGCGATCGGTGTGTACTTTGGGCAATCGGACACGTCGGAACAGGCTGCGCAGCGAGCGCGTGTGTTCGCTGAGCTGGAGCGCAGGTTCGAGGCGGAGCGGCAGGCTGAGGAAGATCGGGCCAGAAGGCGAGAGGCTGCAAGGGCTGAGATTCAGCTCGGGCGGCACGCAATGTTGCGCCTCCTAGCGTGGGCAGGGGGTTGGTTCCTTCTGGCGGGCGCCACAGCAGGAGCGTTTAACAGGCTGCATGCCTATGTGAATCCAGTGGTGGGCATGATCCCGCTGGCCTTCTTTGTCCTGTCGGTGATCTGCCTCTGCCTCGCGACCGTCGAGCGCCACGTGATCGAGGGAAAACAGTCCGAGTTATCGGATTAGTTGTTGGCGTAAAGCCTGATGTGGCGGGCGGGAGCGGGCAAGGGCATTGCCTCGAGGGTGGCTGGACGGCGTCGGGTCATTGTGCGTGCGTGAGAAGGTGCCGCCACTCGTGAGCGGTGGAGTGGACCGCGTACCGCAGTGCGTCGACACTGTGGTCGTCGACCTTGTTCGGCCTGTCCTCGCCGCGCGCTGCGGCGTCCTCGTCCCAGGAATAGCCGGGCATCTCGTCGAGCAGCCCGGCACACGAGCGGTGGACACGCAGCAGCCCGGACTCGAGGGCTGTGGCCACCGACCGGATGCCGTCGAGCACCGTGTTGTCGGCGCGGGCGATTCCGGCGTACCCGTCTGTCCACAGCTGTGTGGAAAACGAGGCGGCGCTCGGATCAATAAATGTCCACTCCGGGTGGATGCCGAGCTTGTCGAGCCACTCACGGACGGCGCGGCTGTACTGGGCATCGGTCATCTGGCGCCGATGGGCGCGGGAGTCGTACCGCCACTCGCTCGCCGCATACAGGCGACCGTCGACGCCGAGGCCAAGCAGGACGGCGGAGAAGGGATTCACGGTCCCGTGGTCGACGCCGACCCAATAGCGGTCCATCTCCGGCAGCTCGTCGACGACGTGCTGCTGCTCGTCGAACATGTCGTAGATGCTGCCCTCGGCGATCACCCACGCGCCGTCGATCATCCGACGCCGCCACAGGCCGCGGTATTCCGCTGCCAGCGCGGCTACGTAGGCCGCCGCGAGCGATGGGTTGTCGGAGAGCTTGAAGTGCCACGCGGCAAGGTCCAATTCGCCTTGGCGGTCGAGGTAGCCGACCTTGAGCCAGTGCCGGGGGTTGTCCGGGTTGGTGGTGGCCAGTAGCCGCGCCCCGGGCACGGACAGGCGGGCGAGTAGCTGCGTCCAGAAGGACTCGGGTACGAGGGTGGCCTCGTCGACGTAGGCGAGAGACGCCGTCAAGCCGCGCAGTCGGCCCTCGGCACGTGCGTCCGAGGCGCCGATCAGGTGGACCGTGCGCCCCAGAATGTGTGCGGTACTCGCGCCGCGGGTGTGCCGGACTTCCGCGGCGACGTCGCCGAAGAGGTCCGGGTCTTGCAGAGGGTCGAGCACGTTGCGCTCGATCGTCTGCATCGTCCTCCCGCACAGCAGGATCAAGCCCGAGGCGGGCGCCCGGCGGACGCCGAGCAGGAACGCGATCAGGCTCGCGATCGTCTTGCCGGACCGTACCGACCCGTGCCAGATCGAAATCCGGGCCTCGGCCGACTCCCGGATCGATGAGAGCTGCTTGTCGGACAGGGGGAGGGGGCCGGGCATCACACCCCCTCGTGGTCACCTCCCGCGGGCCCGAGCAGGGAGTCGGCGAGGCGGTCGAGCATCGAGCCGCCGGTGCTGCCGCGGCCGGTCTGGCGGGCGAGCTCGCCGAGGCGGGCGTGTACTTCGGTCAGAGCGCGGGCGGCGGTGGCGTGGTCGCGGGCGTCGCGCGCGGACTCTGCCTCGGCGGTCCGCGCGACCTGCTGCCGGGCGCCGTCGAGCGCCTCGTCGGCCAACAACTCCCGTCGCGCGGCGGCATCGGCGCGGCGCGCCTCCGTGGCCGGTGCGACGCGAGCCCCGCCCTCGAACCGCAGCCCCTCCGCCTTGGCGATCTTCGAGACCGTTGCGGCGCTGCGCCCGGTCTGGCGGGCGATCTCGTTGCGGCTGAGGCCCTCGGCGTGCAGGTGACGCACTGCCTTGCGGTCGGCATCGGTGATTGGCTCGGCCACGCGCTCACCTCCTGGCGGGCATGCGTACGCCCTGCCGCTGGGGTGTGGCAGGGCGTACGGAGTCAGGGGGCCGAAGTTTCCAGGCACGCTGGAGGCGCCCCCAACGTTAGGTCACGAATGGGTAACAGTGCAAGTGTGGTTGCAGCCCACGCTGCGCGCATGAGGCGTCGGCTTGCTTCGGGCTTCGGCGCCTAAGCAGCGGCGAGCTTCTGGAGCGCATCGTGCATCTGCCAAGGATAAGGCGCGTTTTCATGTGCATATGGGTACCGAAAGGCATTCTGTACGCACTCAGCCGCAGCGATCAGTTCGTCATCGGCAGCGATGGTGGCGAGGTGAACTGTCGCAAGTTCGGGGCGGTAGACCACGAACCTCCACCAGTCGTCCGGCCAACTGGGGTGTTTGGGGTAGCAGCTAAGGCCACGACGGCGCAGCAGGTCGTACACCCTGTGCAGGCGCTCGATGCGGAGTCGCTGCATGTCCTCGAGCCTCTTGATGACAGAGTTCTTGATCAGCGTGGCGCCCTCTGAATCGTCGACCATCCGCTCAATGGTGTCGATCGTGCTCGGGCATACATGGACACTCAAATGGGCCTCCCCTAAATGGTTTTAGCTGGATGCAGCATCGCGGCCTGCCCGTGTGGCCGGGGCAGAAGGCCGGTTCTCCAGCGGAAGGCGCCATCGCTGTGCTAAGGAAGGCGCGCAGCAGATACAGGGCGCGTGCATGCTCCCCGCGGAGCTTGCCACTCGTTGGGGTTGCGACTACGCGGCACCGTGCTGCTTGAACTGCCAGTGGACCTCAGGATGGGCAGATGCCAGCTTGCGGACCATGCTTCGGAACCGACGCTCATTGGCATGGAACTGTCCGCTTGCATCCTTGCCCAAGGCGTCCATGACGTACGTGAGGGCCTTGCGTATCCCAGGCTCACGAGCAACAGTGTGCGCGTCGATGACCAGCAGCTTGGGTCGGTAGACGACGAAAGAGAAGACCTCGTCCGAGTACAGGAGCTTTTCCGGGAAGGTCCGGAGGTCGCGACGCATGATCTCCTGTTGCACCGCATGGAGGCGCGGGAGCCGGAGCCGCTCCATCTCCTCCAGGTCTCGAACAAGAGAGTTGCCCACAAGAGTGGCACCTCCGTCTCTGTCTACACGGGCTTCGATCGCGTCGATCGTGCTGGTGCGTACGTCCACCTTGTCGGGCCTTCCTGGTGAGGCGTGGTCGGCAGGTGCCATGATCGGTGATTGTGGGCTACTCAACAGCTCCCGCGTTGTACCGGCAACCGATGACGAAGAGAGGCCAGGGTCGTTTGGGCCTTCTCGCTTGCGTGGCCTCTGTGCGGTTGCCTCTCTGTGGGAGGTGTGGAGGAACAGAAGCAGGCCGCCCGGCCACTCCCACACCTGGTACCTCCAGTGGCCTCGGTCGGCGACCGTGCTGTATGCCTCCCCGGTCGGCGGTTCACGGCCTGTGCGGCATGCCCTCGGATGCGGCGAAGGCGGCGAGGAGGGCGGGCAGGTTGGCCCACTCCCACGTTCGCCGCCCCTGCTCGTCGAGCGCCACAGGGGCGGTACAGCCCGAGCCTGCCGAGCAGGTGATACTCGGCGGCCCGTTCGGGTCGGTGTGCAGGGTGAGCTCGCCACCGCACCACGGGCACGGCCGGTCAGGAATCGGGGTGTTGCGCTGATTGATCCCGAGCAGGCGCACCATCCGGCCCTCGCACGCGCGGGCGGTACGGCGTGCCTCGTGCAGCAGGTGCGGGGGCAGGACGTCGAACGGCGGTGCGCCGAGGGCGCCGTCGTCGAGCGGCTCGGGCTCGGTGTCCGCGTCGCGCACGCGGCCCTCGATCCACACGGAGGCCCAGTGCAGTCCGTGCGCCCGGCTGCCGGGGGAGGTGGGGCTGCGGTAGTCCCACCGGCGCGGGTCGCCGGGGTCGGCGTGCTGGACGGCGGCGGCGAGCAGGTCGGCGAGGTCGTACAGGGCGCGCTCGACGGCGAGGCGCGTGTCGAGCGCCGTCACGTTCAGCGGGGCGGGGTGCTCACGCAGCACCAGCGGGGCCCGGTCCTCGACGAGCAACTCGTCGTCGCTGGCACGCAGGGTGTGCTCGAGCTGCCGCGGTGGCCACGTGTCGGCGGGCGGCGTCTCGATGGCGAGCAGCAGGTCGCCCCAGCGCTCTCGGATGATGCGCAGAGCCGTCACGGTCTCGTGCACGGCGGCGGCGTAGGTCATGAAGTCCCCTTCTCTCGGGGTCCGGCGATGGTCCGCGGGCGCGCGCCCCTACGCCGCACTGCGCCCCTCGTCGGCCCGCCGGACGGCGGCCCGGACGGTGGCGGCGAGCTGGGGCCAGTTCGGCGCGCCGCACTCGCGCTGGGCATCCGCGAGCCAGTTCCCGTACCGCAGCGCGACTGCTTCCTGCTCGGCGAGCTGCTGCTCGGCCTGCTCGGCGCGGGCCTCGGCGGTCTCGAGCAGCAGATGCGCCTCGTAGACCTCGGCCCGGTGCCGCTTGCGCTCGGCGAACGCCTCGCGCGCCGTGGCGCCGAGCGCGTCGTGCAAGGTGGCGACGTCGCGGGCGAGACGGTCGCGGTCAGCCTCGGTCTCAACGATGGCCTGCTCGGCGGCCTCGACCCGGGCCTGCAAGCGACGGACGGCAGCGTTCTGCCCGCCGGTGGTGCGACGGGCGCGGTCGCCGTCGGCGATCTCCGCCTCGACCATGGTGCGCAGCAGACGGGCCTCGTCGGGCAGGAGCACGCCGCGCTCGGCACGGGAGAGCAGGACGGCGAGCAGCTCGCGGCGGCGCTCGCGGCCTCGCTCACGGTCGATGGCTCGGTCGCGTCGGCTCATGCGGGGTCTCCGTTCGTCCGGGTATGGCGGGGGAGCAGGCGACGGGCGAGGCCGCGGTGCGTGCGGGCTCCCTCCCGCGCGCGAGGCGCGACCGGTCGCGCGGGGGTGCTGGTGATGTGCCATCCCTCGGCGGCGAGGATGTCGGCGAGGGCGGCCGTGGTGAGCGTGGCGAGGTGCGGGTGTACGTCGAGTTCGTCGGTGAGGTGGGCGGCGATGACGGCGCGGGCGGCGAGCGGGATCACCGGCGGCCTCCGGCGGCGCGGCGGGCGGCATCGGTGCGGCAGGGGTGCGGGGTGCTGCGTGTCCCGCGGCCCTTGTCGTGACGGCGGACCCCGGTCCGGCACGACTGATCCGGTTCAGCGCCGCACCACGTGCACGCGTAGGCGTAAGGGTCCGGCTGTCCGGCTGCGACCGCGGCCTCGCGTGCGGCGCGTGTCGGCCGGAAGACAGCGAGCTGTCCGGCGACGTCCGCCGGGATGTAGCGCTTGCCGACTCCTGGTAGCAGGGCGGCGAGACGGTCCTGCCCGGCGGGGTTGATCGCGTCCTGGTGCTGCGCGGGCGGGATGCGACCGGCCGCGACCGCGGCGCGGGTGACGGCGAGCTCGGCGCGGTAGGCGCGGGGGTCGTCGGGGTCTACGGCGGGGATGGGGTCGGTGTGCCGGTCGAGCAGATCGCCAGCTTTTGTCGACCAGGCGGTGAGGACGACGTAGGGCTCGACGGCTCGGTACGTCGCCGACCGGTCGCCGTCGCGCTGCTCGTAGTACCGCCGGATGGCATGCGAGGCGTCCCACGAAACATCGGGGGCCGTGGCGGGCACGTGGGCGAGCGCAGACGTCCAGTCCCCGATGGTGCGGGCGGCCTGCTCCGGGGTGTCGAGCGTGCGGCGCACACGGCTGTCGAGCTTCGCGGCGTACGCGAGGAGGGCGGTGATCTCGCGGTCGATCAACGGACGTCACCTTTCTGGGCGTCGAGCAGGGCGAGGCCCGCGGCGAGGGTGTCGGTGTAGGCAGGCCGGAGCGCAACGACGGTCGAGCCGGGTCGTGTGGACGGGGCGCGGTCGAGATCGCCCCACACGCGGAGCCAGTAGCGCGCCGACTTGGCCTCGGCGCCGGGCGCGGCCCGAAGCACGGCGAGTTCGACGAGGGCCTCGACGCTGTGCCGCTGCGTCAGCTGGTAGACGTCGCGCTGCTCGCCGAGCCCCAGTCCCCAGCGCACCGCGACACCCGCGGCAGCGAGCGCATCAGCGAGCGGGCGCAGCTCCGGGACGAGCGGTGACCGGCTGCCGTGCTGCTGCTGTTCTGCTTGGTGCTTGCGTTCTCTCTGGTTCTGGGGTCCGGAATCCGGACCCCCACCGGTCCGGTTCTCGGACCCCTGGGGTCCGGATTCCGGACCCCAGGGGGTCTGGAATCCGGACCGGTCCGGATTCTGTACCGGTCCGGATTCCGGACCGGTGCTCGTGGGGCTGTCCTGTGCCGCTCGGGCGCGCCCGGCGGCGTGAGGCAGGCGGTACACCGTCTCGCCCCGGGGCCCGCGGGCGCCGTCGACGAGCGCGAGCTCGCCGGATGCGAGCAGCCGGTCGACCGCCGTCACGACCGACGAGCGGGCGGCGCGGGTGCGCTGGACGAGCATGGTCGTCCCCGCGTAGGCGGTGCAGTCGGCCCCGCACTTGTCGGCGATGGCGAGCAGCACCAGGCGGGCAGTGCCGCGGGCGGCCGAGGTGCGCCAGACCCAATCCATGGCGTCGAGGCTCACGCGTCGGTGTTGAGGGCCGGTGCCTTCGGCCCGACGTAGCGGGCATACACGCGGTGCTCCGGCCCTCTCGACGTCCGCACGGTCCGGGCCACTGCCTCGTACGCCCCGGCGGGGGCATACGCAGCTAGCTTCGCGGACCGGATCGCCTGAGCTGCGGACGCCGCACGATTGACCGTGGCCGGACGCTGCACTACGCCCCAGGTCTGGGGGCGCGCCCGGAGTTCGCGAGCTACCTCGGCGTGCCTGACGGCTCGCTCGACGGGTGGCGAGCCGATGAAATCGACGTGCCCCGCAGTACAGCCTGTGCCAGTGCTCACACAGCCCCCTCTGTTCGCTGACTCAAACAGCCGTCGTGGCGCGCTGCCGTGACGGCCCGTTTTGTTTGTTTCACATGTCGAACACGGGAACCGTAGATCGGTGAGTGATGGGGCGTCAATGGACTTGTGAGGTAGGCAGGGCCCTTAACTGGCTGCTTAGATGAGCGTGTTCCTGTTCTGTAACAAGAACAGCTGAGAGTGTCTGAGAGGAGTGAGTGCGTGGAGACCGGCACTCCGTTTACTGACCTTGTCCGTGAAGCGCAGACGGGTAAGACGCTCCGCGCTCTGGCCGAGCTGGCGGTCGATCCCGTGACCAAGAGGGCGGTCGCACACTCGACGCTGTGGCGGATCGCTCAGGGGCAGTCGATCAAGATCGAGCCTGCTGTCGTGAGGGCGGTCGCCGAGGCGGTCGGCAAGCCTCTTCGCGAGGTGCAGCTCGCGGCGGCGCAGCAATTCATCGGCCTCATGGCGGGCGACCCGTTGGGGGCGAGCACTGCCGAAGCAGCCGTTGTTGTAGCCCATGTGCCCGGCATGACTGCAAGCGACATGCCGCGTGTGCAGCGGCTGTTGAGCCAATGGGCGGCGGGTGATGACGACAGCCGGGTGCCCGGAGAGGAACGGCCTAGGGGGTGACGCCGTTCGCTCCGTGCGGCTGCCAGGCGCCGACCGTGGGGGCGGCCGGACTGGCGTGCCGTGACTAGCTCAGCTTCCGTTCCTCGGACGTGGCCCACCAGTAGACGAGCTGGTGCACGGTCTGAAGCCCGAGGCGACTTCGCAGGTCGGCCAAGTGCGCTGTGATGGTGCGCTGGCTGTAGCCGAGGCGGTGCGCGATTTGCTGCTGGTCCCGTCCGGCGCAGAGCTCACGGAGGATCGTGCGCTGCAACTCCGTGGTCAGTGTTCCGCTGGGCGGCGCTTCGCTTCCCCGCCATTCGTCGCCGCGCACCCAGTACTGTTCGAAAACCTCGCCGATGAACCCGACCAACGCGTGATCACGCACCACCCATGCTCCGGCACGCGCGTCAATCCCGTCCGCGTAGTCCTGAACGACCGCACTCGTCCTGTCCACCAGAACGAAGCGCATGAAGGGCGACGCCAGCGTGCGCACCTGCGCGCCCAGCGCCGTCATCCGCTGCGCCCACTCGCGGGTAGCGCCATTGGTCCGGGCGCTTGAGTGGTACAGCGTGCGCATCTGCACGCCCCGCGTCACCGCGGCTGTGTCGCGGTCGACCGATTTCGACAGCAGTTTTCGATCGCGGGGGCCGGGCTGCGACGTGAGGAGTTCCTCGCGGGCCTTGACGATGGCCTGCGCGAGGTAGGCGTTGACGCGGTCCACGCCGAGGAACTCGGAGGATGCGCACGAGCTCTGGCCGTATCGGCGCACCTCGGCCGCCAGCTCATCGATCAGGGCGGGGATGCTCGTCATGTGGTCGACGACGTCGCCGAGGCGTGCCTCGGCGCGTGAGCGCAGCCGGGCCTCGGCCTGCCGGAGATCGAGAGCCACGTACAGGGTTGGATCGCCGGGGTCAGGGGTGACCAGGCCCAAGTCAACGAGGAGAGCGAGGCCGTCCGCGTCAGGTGAGACGGGCTCCCCCCTGACGATGCGCTGGTAGACGGTCCTGGAGTCGTCCGGGAGTGCCGACGCCCCTTTACCTCCGGCAGGTCTGCGCTTTTCCGACACGTGATGATCCTTCCTCTCTTGGAAGTGCGTAGGTAGGAAGTGCCAACCCACTTGATCTTGACGCAGGTGGCAGGAAGGGTAACTCGGAGTGAACGCGCCTAGATCGCTCATGCGTGCGATGGCGATTCGTTACCGAAGGGAGAAAACATGTCGATCAGTGCAAAGGTCGCGCGACGGGTAGCGGCTGCGCTGCTGCTGGGTGCCGCGTCGTTGTCGGTCGTGGTGGCGGCCGACAGTGGGGGTTCGGAGCCCCTGGCGGCTGACTCGACCTGGGGGGTGACCGGACCCTCGACGCCCGCAGCGGTCGGCGCCGGACAAGCGGAACGCATCGCAGCCCCCATGGACTCCACCTGGGGCTAGGGGCCACTCATCGACCGCGGAGACGACGCGATGCCTGCCACGCGGGCGAGAAGGAAAGGGGGCGCCATGATCACCGTCACTCGCACGAGACTCGATACCGGAGCGATCGGCGTCGCCCGAACGACCGCGGGCACCCTGGATGTGGCACTGGATGACCGCCACATCACCGATGCAGGAGCGGCAGCGCTTCAGCATCTGCTGAACGCAATCTCCGTCCCGCTGGCGCCGAGGGGCGAGGACGACCCCCGGGAGTGATCGGCGACAAGCGGAAGGGCCGCGCGGCAGGGTGCCGCGCGGCCCTTCGTCTTGCCCCTCGCGCCCATGTGGCCAGGGCGAAGGGGTGCCGATCACAGGCCGACTGTGCGTGCCCATTGCGTGCCCGGACTGCCTGAGAACGCCTGTCACGGGCTGGTGCCCGCCGTGCTGCCGCAGGGCTGTGACCTGCATGTATTGCCATACGGCGGCACGGTTCGAACCTGTCCGACATGATCACGCTTGAGCTCGTAATGCGTAGGTCTCGGGTTCGAATCCCGAAGGCGGCTCCGATGAAACCCAGGTCACGTTACCCGTGACCTGGGTTTTTTCTTATGCCGGGCCGAGGTGGGGGGCGGAATCGCGTGATCTTCGCGCCGTCCTGCGTGCCCGCCCTCGGGCGATCGGTCGTTTCGGGGGTGAGTGGGCGCAGTGACCCCGTATATAGGCTGCTTTATAGCTCGCTCGGGCGACAATGTGCCCCATGAAAACGTAGTGAGTGTTCGTGATTCGTCTGTACGGCCGATCATCTGCTCTGAAGGGAAAACCGCATCCTGGGAGTGGAGTTGGAATGCGATATCTCGCCTCTTCTCTGTGCACCCTGGCGCTTGGGGTCGGTGCGCTCTTCGGGGTCGCCGGTGCTGCTGCCGCAGCAGCTCGTCCGGCCCTGGTCGAGCAGCAGGTGGTGACAGCCACGCAGTGCGTGCATGGCGGTGGATTCGTCCATAACGACGTGACGAGTCCGACCGGCCTTCGCTGCGTCGGCGGGCAGTTCGACGGTGATCCGGCGGTTCTCGGGCAGTAA